GTAACTACAGGCTTTGATGTACACAGCTACACTGCCAAGGTTATCTCTGATGCAGGTCAACCTATGTCTCGCCAAGACGCCAAGGCCCACACATTTGCTCCCTTGTATGGGGCTAGTGGATTTGGTAGATCAAAAGCAGAAGCTGCATACTACAAGCAGTTTACTACGAAGTATCACGGTATTGCTAAGTGGCATGAGGCTTTAGCTAAAGAGGCACTCAACACTAGTAAGATAACTACACCGTCAGGACGTGAGTTCTCATTCCCTGATGTAGCTAGGCGCAGGTTTGGTGGTGTGACATTTTTCACACAGATAAAAAATTATCCTGTACAATCGTTCGCAACGGCTGACATAGTACCTCTATCTTTGATATACATTGATAAGCTACTTACGGCTAACAAGCTACGCAGTTGCGTAGTAAACACAGTGCATGACTCAATCATCATTGACGTGCATCCACAAGAGAAGGAAAAAGTATTACGAGTAATCGAAGCAGCTAATGATAAGTTGATTGAGATAATTAACAAACGTTGGGACATAGACTTTAACATCCCATTATTATTAGAAGCAAAGATAGGCCCAAATTGGCTTGACACAACTGACGTAGCATGATATAACTATCGTCTGTTTTACATAAAAGGAGACTACCACATGAGTAACGTAGCAACAATCGACACTAATAATTTTACGGCAATGTCGCAAGCAATGGGTATGGGTGCAGACCAACCCAAGAAGAATGAGTCTAGTACACTAGCTCGACTTCGTATTCAACACACACCCCTTATGGGTCAGCAAGAAGTTGCTGGTAAGATGAAGAACGTAGAGGTAATATCTGGCGGTACATACAAACTTGAGATACCCGATGGGCCTACCTACTATGCAGAGAAAGTATCTCTTCGCCCCTTCTTGCAAAGGTTTATGTACAAGAAGTTCATCAAGGGTACTGACAGTACACCTAATCGTTTTGTCAAGACTGTTATGGCGAATGACATGAACAATGACATGAAGGACAATAATGGGGGCTTCAACTGTGGTAAACCTGCAGGGTACATCAAAGATTGGGCTGCATTGCCTGACTCAATGAAAGACCTAATCAAGTCTATCAAACGAGTACGTGCTTTGTTTGGTACTGTAGAGATGGTCAATCCTACAGATGAAGGCGGTAGTCCTGTGGACGTGGACACTACCGCATTTATATGGGAGATTGACAATCGTGATGCATTCAAGATTATGGGTGACATGATTGGTAAGTACAGCAAAATGCGTAGGCTACCACCTCAACACTACATTGAAGCTACTACAAAAGAAGTACCACTACCCAATGGTAGTAGCTACTACATCCCTGTGGCTAACCTTGATCTAAACAATACGTTGGACATGGACAATGAAGCACAGGAAAACTTTGCTAACTTCTTAGCATGGATAGAGAACTACAATACCTACATCCTTAATACATGGAATGAGAACATGCATAAGAATGAGGAAGTAGACACCTCTATAGTGGAAGAGTTTGTAGACATTGACGCAGAGGACTTTGTCTAATGAACCACCCTGCTGAACTGGCGATCAATCAGTATCTGGAAGATGCTACATCTGGTAAATCAACAATGTCTGAAGAGACAATCTTACAAATTGGTACAGATGTAATGGATGCTATGAGACGCCAGTTTGGTGGGGGCAATAAGCGTGATGAGTTTCGTTTGCGAATGTCTAACATTGGTAAGCCAACTTGTCAGCTTTGGTTTGCGAAGAACAAGCCAGAGGAAGCATTGCCCAAACCAACCACGTTTGTAATGAACATGCTTCTAGGAGACATAGTTGAAGCAGCATTTAAAGGAATAATAAAAGAAGCTGGTTACCCATACGAAGACAAAGATAACTTTGTTGAACTACAACTAGGTGACACAACAGTAAAAGGTTCGTATGATATTGTTGTAGATGGAGCAATGGATGACGTTAAGTCTGCATCCGATTGGTCATATCGAAACAAGTTTGACTCTTATGATACGCTACAAAAGAGTGATCCCTTTGGTTACGTAGGACAGTTAGCTGGTTACTCTAAGGCTTCAGGTAAGAAAGTAGGTGGCTGGTGGGTTGTCAATAAATCTAATGGCAACATCAAGTACGTACCTGCTGATGGTCTTGACTTAGATGTAGAGATAGCTAAGTTAGAACAAACAGTAGAGACTGTTAATGACAATAAGTTTGAACGTTGCTTTGAGCCTGTGCCTGAAACATTCAGAGGTACACCATCAGGTAACACAATACTTAATGACAACTGTAAGTTCTGTGACTATCGTTTCTCTTGCTTTGAAACATTACAAGAGTTACCATCTAAGGTATCAAAAGCTAAGACACTTCCTGTGGTTAGTTATATTAGTATAGGGGGATAAGAATGTACGGTAAACAATTTGCCGCTGCATTAAAGCATGGGTATAGAAGTGGACTTGAGATAAAGAACAAGGACTTCTTAATTGAGAAAGGTATCAAGGTAAAATATGAGGAACTCAAGATTGAGTGGGAAGACCTCATGTATCGTATCTATACCCCAGACTTTGTGCTACCTAACGGTATTATAATAGAGACTAAGGGTAGGTTTACAGCAGATGACAGACGTAAACATGCCTACATAAAACTACAGCATCCTAAGCTGGACATACGGTTTGTGTTTGAAAGCAGTAGACGCAAGCTAAGTAAGGGAGCTAAGACAACCTACGGTCAGTGGTGTGTCAAGAATAAGTTTATGTTCCATGACAGGATCATACCTGAAGAATGGCTATACGAGAAGGGTAAAGATATGCACCCAGACCTAATACCATTTCCATTAAAGAAAGTTAAAAGGAGAGAGCATGGAAAATAATGAGAGAATATTTTTAGAGTTTGATCCAAACGATTTCATAGTACGGATAAGTCCTATAACAGATACTAATGGTACATGGACAGGAGAGCTAGAGATAGGTACTTGTACAACAGATGAAAACAATCTTAGTGATAGTGACTATATAAACCTTATGCAGCTAACACAGATGTTATTATCTGCAATACCAGCTATGGAAGATGACGAATATATACGAGACACTCTTCACAAACTAGCTAATAGTGTGGTAGAAAAGAAAGAAGCTCCCCAACGTAAGTTAGAGAGCATTGACGGTAACATAATAAATGTAAACTTTAAATAAGGAGATATAGAAATGACAGATAGTACTATAACATTAAACGGTGAGTCATTTACTATTGGGGACACTACTCTCTCTGACAATGTAAACTCACCTGAGCACTACAACTTTGCAGGTATAGAATGTATTGATGCTATACGTGCAGCTACAGGAGAAGATGGCTTTGCTTACTATCTACAGGGTAACATAATGAAATACCTGTGGCGGTATCGGTACAAGAATGGCATTGAGGATTTAGAGAAAGCTCAGTGGTATCTTAAACAATTGATTGAAGAAGAAGATGAGGATTAGACTTTACATTACCCTTGAGGTAGACGAAGAAGAGTACCCCACACCTGCTGATGGTCAAATTGGAAGTGAGATAGAACAATCATTACGTGCGTATCTCTATGACATAGATGGCATAGAAATTAAATCAATTAACACAATATCGGAGTAGTAATATGGACAACTTTTTACCAACAGACTATCAGTCATTCATACATAAGTCTCGCTATGCTAGGTGGGATGACACAGAAAAGCGTAGGGAAACCTATGGAGAAACAGTATCACGTTACATGAACAACGTAGTTGTACCACACGTTGACTCAGCTACAGCATCAGAGATTGAGAATGCAATACTTAACCTAGAGGTTATGCCTAGCATGAGAACTATGATGACTGCTGGCCCTGCACTAGACCGTGACAACACTGCTGGGTACAACTGTAGCTACCTAGCTGTCGATGACCCCAAGGCTTTCGATGAGGCTATGTTCATCCTCTTGTGCGGCACTGGCGTTGGCTTTAGTGTAGAGAGGCAGTTCATCAGCAAGCTCCCAGAAGTGCCTAAGTTGTTCCAAAGCGAAACTACTGTTGTCGTCAAGGACAGTAAGGAAGGTTGGGCTAAGGCTTTCAGACAAGTGTTGGCTCTCCTTTGGGCTGGCGAAATACCACAGTGGGATGTCAGTCGTGTACGTCCTGCTGGTGCAAGACTAAAAACATTTGGTGGTAGAGCCAGTGGCCCTGCACCTCTGATTGATTTGTTTAACTTTTCTACTACCATCTTTAGGAATGCAAGTGGGCGTAGGCTATCGTCTATTGAATGCCACGACCTTATGTGTAAGATAGGTGAGGTAGTTGTAGTAGGTGGTGTACGCCGTAGTGCTATGATCAGTCTATCTAACTTATCTGATGATCGTATGCGTCATGCAAAGTCAGGCGCATGGTGGGACAACAATCCCCAACGTGCATTAGCTAATAACTCAGTTAGCTATACAGAAAAACCAGACTCCATTTCTTTTATGAGAGAGTGGATGTCATTAGTAGAATCAGGGAGTGGTGAACGTGGGATATTCAATAGGCAAGCTAGTAAAAAACAAGTTGAGAAGTACGGTAGACGAGATCCTAATTATGAGTTTGGTTGCAACCCTTGCAGCGAGATCATACTTCGTCCGAACCAGTTCTGTAATCTTACAGAAGTTGTGGTACGATCCACTGACACGGCTAAAGACTTGGAGCGAAAAGTCAAACTCGCCACAATACTTGGGACGATCCAAAGCACGTACACAAAGTTCCCATACCTGCGAAAAGTGTGGACTACCAATACAGAAGAAGAGCGTTTGCTCGGTGTGTCACTCACCGGGATAATGGATAACCCATTGATGACCACCCA